CCGCGCAACGCGTACAAATAAAATTACCGAGTAAAAGTAAATTGCAACACTATACTACATTCCTACAATGGAATCGTAAGATTAAACATATAACACCACGCTACACAACTTACTCCGCAAACACTTGCTAAAATGATTTTTCGTGAATTTCTTTCTCTGGGGGTAGTACAAAACTCAACAGATGAATCCCGGTTCGCCACAGCCACACCTTCGTTTCCTACAGGGGGCGTAATGAGCTAGCCGACACACCACACTCTGAGTTAATCATAAACCTCACCAAAGATGAACTCAAACGAGCCACCATCATAAACTATATCCTCACGCTTGGATATTTCCCTCAACAACGGTTCCAACCGACAAAAGAAAGATGGATTTGTCACGGCATATCTCAAACACGTCCTGACATTGGCCCTCCACATCTCCTGGAGATCATCACACTTATGATACCAATGAAGTAACTTAAGCATGCTGGTCTCCTCAAGAGCAGCGAACACAATGCCAGGGCGCATAGTCAACCGTACAAATTTTCTTTTCAGAAAATCGACGTGCGACAAATCAACCCACTCAATTTCGGAAGAATCCTTCCTCGCAGGGGTGACAGTAACACCGATAGCACTAAGCCTATCAGCATATTCCGCCAAATCATACTCAATTAAAGGTGACTTCGTCATCACAACATCATCACCGTGATTGAAATCGCGAACTTCATTATTGAAATCCGAGAAGTTTTTATCGGGATAAAGATGAGCATAAAACTCTCTTACATACAGTGCACCCGCAACACCATTAAAAACGGGCGTTAACAGTCCGCCCGAAGGATTACCCCAATGCGCAACATAGAAACAATCCCCAACTATCGTGTTTCGATGCATGCAACTTTCCAAAAGCACCTCGCGCACCAGAGCATTTTCCGGCCCGTCATCATACCATTTGTTAATGGTTTTCACTACAAATGACAACAAATCGGGAGCAACACTGGAATCGAAGTCTTTATAGTCCATGCACGCAAATCTATTTCCAACACCCAACAACTTTTCAGTCATCATGTGCCATTCAAAAGATTCCGGATCCAAACCTATAGTTGAGAAAAACTCACAATGTCTCGCATAGAAGGTCGCCAAAAAATCAATAAAGTACATTTTCATCACAATAAAGAAATCAAATGGTGCTATGCAAAAAGCTCGAGTAAGCCCCTGCTCAATTTTTGAAATTTTGCGCAGCTCGTCTTTCAAACAGTCAAGCCATACAACGTCCAAAATTTTTCCTTGTTTCGCGAAACTTATTCTCTTATTAATTCGATCCAAAATCTCGGGATTTTTAATAAATTTAACAAACTTCTCGACTCCAACAACATCGGTTCTCTTAACTCCTCGAACACACCAAGGCCACCCCATAGAGGTTTGAAGATCGACACCCTTGTAATACGAACACCCAGGCTCGCCATTCAGGACGAACTCCAAAGTTCGTACCTGACGCGAGCCCAAGTCCTGCAAAGAACAAAGATCTCTCTCGACCCACCTCATAGCAGTAGACAAGGAGCGATCCGGCAAAACGCCAACTCCTCTTCCCCATTTGGCCAACGATCTTTCAATCACTGAGCCCTCAACCTTGCACCGCGGATCACACGAATGCAACACCGAAGGTTCCATTTCACAACTCTCAATCTCATCTGACCAAGGAAATTTTCTCAACTG